TTCAAGACATTTACGCAAAGGTAGTCCGTGAGGGAGATAAGTTTGAGGAAGTAATTGAAAACGGTAAGCAGTATGTCAATTTCAGACCTAAGACTTTTTCAAACGGAGAAATTATCGGTGCATTTGCGGTAGTTCTCTACAAAGACGGTTCCATGATGTACGACACCATGAGCAAAGAGGACATTGAACATACTAGACAGACATTCTCAAAGGCAGCAAACAGTAAGGCTTGGAAAGAAAGTTACGGAGAGATGTGTAAGAAAACAGTCCTCCGCCGCTTGTGTAAGCTGATTGACCTTAATTTTGACACTGCGGAACAGTGCCAGGCATTTGAAGATGGATCTGCCTTTGATGTAAAGGAAAAACCAAAAGAGAAGTATCAGGCACAGGACATTTATCAGTCTCAGGATCAGAGTTCTCATAACGGAGATGAGGATTCTGATGGTGTGATTGACGGAACATTTAAGGAAGTAGATGAGTAACCTCATCGCACTTACCCCGGAGAATTATTACTCACAGGAAGCCAATATGCAGTATGTGTCCGTATCTCAGTATAAGGACTTCAATGGCACAACCGGAAAGTTAGGTTGCGAGGCTTATGCGATGGCAAAACTCCGGGGAGAAGTAGAGGAAGTCTCCACCACTCCGTTATTGGTAGGTTCTTATGTAGATGCCTACTTTGAGGGGACACTTCCTACATTTTCCGCTCAGCACCCAGAAATCTTTTCATCCAGAGGTAAAACCGCCGGAGAATTGAAAGCCGAGTACAAACAGGCATCTGCAATGATTGACAGGGCAGAAAAAGACAAAGTTTTTATGCAGTATATGGCCGGAGATAAACAGGTAATTATGACCGGGGAAATCAATGGCATACCGGTAAAAATCAAAATTGATAGTTGTGATGGGAAAAGGATCACTGACTTAAAAACCGTAAAATCTGTTACAGAAACTTTTTATGCAAAGGACCTGGGGCAGAGACTTAATTTCTGCGAATGGTGGGGATATGACCTCCAAGGGGCTGTTTATAGAGAAATATATAGGCAGAACACGGGTAAATTGTTACCGTTTTATATTTGTGCAATTAGCAAAGATAAGACTTCTCCAGGAAATATACCTCATCCGAGAATTAAGGTTATTGAAATTCCACCTATGGTTATGGATGAGAAACTGGCAGAGTTCCAAAGCAACATCATTAAGGTTCAACGCCTGAAAGATGGAGAAATTGAACCTCTGAGATGCGAGGTATGCGATTACTGCGCCGACACTGAGGTTTTGGATGGACCTATATCAATGGATATGCTTATGGGAGAGATTTAATGAGAGATTCAATTATTGTGGATATGAAATATGCGGATCTTGATATTATCAACGGTCAGTATGGGGTTGAGAGGCATCACTGCCTCGGAGGCCCCAACCGAAAAAAAGCAGATGAAGATGGCTTATGGGTTCCACTCACACCAGAACATCACAGAATGGGGAAGATAAGCGCACACCAGAGCGCAGAAGTACAAAAACTGTTGCAGATAATAGCGCAGCTCTCCTACGAACTCAATGAGGTATCACAAGGACTTACCGTGGATGAGGCACGGAAAAAGTTCTTTGATAGATACAGAAAATTCTACATTTAGGAAAGGAAGTGATAAAAGTGGCAGAGAAACTTACATTGGCATCTATGTGTGCCGGAGGCGTTCAGGAAAGAATCGACAGAGCGTTGGCAAAGATTTCTGACAACATTCTCGATTTGAATACGGATGCCAAGAAGAAAAGAACTCTCGACATTAAGATTGTTCTCACTCCATCAGAGGATGATAGAGAAGATGTTGCTGTTGAGGTTCAGACTTCCGTTAAGTTGGCTCCTGAGATGGGACTGAAAACTCAGTTATTCATCAACAAGGACTTCCGTAGCGGCGTAACAACCCTTACAGAACACGCAAAGGGCGCAATCAAAGGTCAGCTTACTCTTGATGAGTGCGGTATGTGCATGGACCCGGAAAAGGATTCCACACCGACAGCAGAGGAACTTGGTTGCGATCCTGAGACTGGAGAGGTACTGGAAGAAAAATCAGAACCTCCGAAAGAGGGAAAGAAAGTAATCAGCATGAGAGACGCAGTAAATAGTTAGGAGGATATTATGTTTTTCAAGGAAGCATACGAAGCTCTCAAACAGGGAGCTATCGTTAAACTGCCGGAATGGGCTGGATATTGGAGATGGGAGGATAATTCCATCAAAATGCACTGCAAGGACGGAAAAGTATTAGATATTCGTGAGACAGACAACGTTGACTACACGCTCACTTTCATCCTCAGAGATGATTGGGAGATTGCAGCCGGTCCCGATGTAAAAGACTTGAATATCCAGACATTCACATTCGGAGAAGCAGTACGCAGATTAAAAGCAGGGCAAAAAGTAACCCGTAAGGGATGGAATGGAAAAGGAATGTTTGTTGTTTACCAGAAAGGTTATCCGCAGGGTATTCCGTGTAATAAACAGACAGCCGAAGCGTGGGGACTCAATGAGGGAGATTTGTTTGTATGCAATCCGTATTTACAGATCCGTTGCGTTGACGGCTCACATTCCATGTGGGTTCCGAGTATCAATGATTGCCTTGCCGAAGATTGGTGTAGCGCACAGTAACAGGAGGAAAATATGTTAAAAGCAGCTATTGAGAAAATTCTTTCTCTCGATGCTCCTCATATTGAGGAAATTGAGGGAAGAACCTATGTAGACAAAGATATGACACAGATCGGCAAGGAACTCAGAGCGACCAGTATCACAATGAACAATCTGAGTAGCCTTGTGGATTTCATCAAAAAGAGTAAGGCTGATTTCAAGACCGGTCATTACATCGCCCAGGTGGTTTCTCCTACTGAGGTTCGTCTGTTCTCCAGTTTGGATGCAGACCGTCAGAGAGAAACACTGGCAGTTGTCAAAGCAGAGATCCCGGAGTTTTCATTCGGTCAGTTCATCGGAAACGAAGAGTTTGTTATCGGTGTGCAGTCCAAGTTCTTAAACGAGGATGCTGAGGCAAATGATAAGCCGATCATCTTACAGTTTGCCGGAAATGTTAAGGCCGGCACTGTTGCAGAATACGGAGACACCGGAGTAGGACAGAAAGCAGCAATCAAGAAAGGCGTTGCCTCTCTGCAGGAAGTTGAAGTTCCAAGTCCGTGCCGCCTGATGCCGTACAGAACCTTTACAGAAGTTGCGCAGCCTATGAGTAACTTCATTTTCAGAGTAAAGGACAATGATCGCTATGGCGTTACCTGTGCCTTGTTTGAGGCAGACGGAGGCGCATGGAAGAATGAGGCGAAAGCCAACATCAAAGCGTATCTCGAAAAAGAACTTGCGGATGTATCAAACATTTTCGTGATTTCCTAAATAATCGTAATCCGTAAATATGTTTCTGCAATTATCTCCTAAGATTGGTCTCTGAGGAAAATATGTCACGAAAGCCGCAGAACACACAAACGGTTTACCTCCTTTTAAGAAATTCGATTAGTTAAATGGTATAAACCCTGACAAGGATCTTTTGTTAAATTACCCAGGAGCCGTCATTCCGGCGGCTCCACCCATAATGAAAGAAAGGAGGGCTTAGGGATGCACAAGGTTGTTATCAAAGGAAATTATTACGGCAGAACCAGAACCTTACCGGATCTTAACGATTACCTACATGAGTGTGCAAGGCATCCTCAGATGGGTGCAAAAATGAAAAGAGATTACCAGATGATCGTGTGTAACGCTATCAGGACACAGTTGCCGAGACTTACGATTACAAACCCTATCATCATTCATTACAACTTCTATGAGCCGGATAAACAGCGTGACAAGGGCAATATTTTTTCCTTTGCAGACAAAGTTTTTCAGGATGCTTTACAGAAATGCGGAGTGATTAAAAACGATGGATGGAAAGAAATCGAAAACTTTACGCATGACTTCTATGTGGATAAGAAAAACCCAAGGATTGAGATATTCCTTGAAGAGATAGAGAAAGGACCGTTCGATGGCTGAGAAAAAGTATTTTTGGCTCAAAATGCCCCGGAACTTCTTTGAAAAACACTATATCAAGATACTTAGAGCAAAGGATAATGGCGATCTTTTGGTTATGTTCTATATATGGATGATTACAGAGTCAATCGACCATGAGGGCAAACTGCGATTTTCCGAAGATATTCCGTATGACGCAGAAATGTTGGCGGAAGCATCCGGTTTTTCGTTACAGATTGTTACACAAGCGTTACAACAATTTTCAAAATTACAGCTTGTGGTTACGGAAAGTGACGGCACACTATTTTTACCAAAATCTCTGAAAATGATTGGGTCTGAATCGGCATCCGCACAGAGGGTTAGGGAGTATCGGGAGAGAGAAAAAAACAAGACAAAACCCACTGAGACACCCGAAAACGCTGAATGTAACGAACGTGTAACAGAGAGTAACGTTAATGTTCAAAAAGGTAACATAGAGAAAGAGTTAGAGAAAGAGTTAGAGAAAGAAAATAAAAAAGGGGGAAAGAGGGAAACTACCCAATCAATTTTTGAAAGGCTTCTCCCTGAGTACACCATATCTGATGTAATGGCAGATAAACTTCGCGAATGGTTCAAGTATAAGACGGAACGGAAAGACGGATATAAGGAACAGGGCATGAAGTCGTTGTTAAAACAGGTTGCCAATAAGGTCTCTGTCTATGGAGATACTGCCGTATGCAATCTTATTGATGAATGTATGTCGAATGGATGGAAAGGCATTATTTGGGATAAATTGCAATCATCTTCTGCATACAGAAATAGCGGAGATCGCATTGGAAACAGAGTAAAGGATGTGGATGGCTGGTAATGGAAAGAGAAGAATTTAAGATTTTGGTAAAAGCTATGAAAGCGGTCTACGCACAGCCGACATTCATACCAGATAAAGACGCTTTCGATGTGTGGTATGGATTATTACAAGATCTTCCGTATGAGCAGGCAAACTTGGCAATACAAAAGTACATGACGAGTGAACGTTTTCCTCCAACCATCGCAGATATTCGCACTAAAGCAACGGAGATTATTGCTCCGGCGGAAGAAAGCATGAGCGAACTGCAGGCATGGGCGTTGGTACAGAGGGCGTTAAGGAACTCCGGTTACAACTCAGAAGAGGAATTTGCAAAACTGCCGGAGGCGTGCCAAAGAGCTGTTGGAACGGCGGCAAACCTCAAAGAGTGGGCGTTGATGGATTCAGACCAAGTGGCAACCATTGAACAGTCGCACTTTATCAGGAACTATCGGACTTCGGTGCAACGGATGAAAGAAGAGGCACGTCTGCCGGAGAATGTAAGGATGCTCATAGCCGATATGGGGAAGAAACACGCAGCACTTATGAAAAAAGCAGTAGACCCACAGATAGAAATGCAAAAAATCGAAGTGCCGGAGGAAAAGACCGAACCACCATCCGGTATGTCAAACGAAACCAGAAAGAGACTGGATGAAATGTATGAGAAGTTCGGTGTTAAAAAGTAACGGAGGAAAGGGCAGCGCGCATAAATCCTGGGAACCTCTGAAATGGATTGAGAAAATTATCATACAAAGAGATGAGGGAAAGAGGATTGTGTCCGAAGTGTGGTAAAGAAAACCCAACGCCGGAAAGATCCATGTGTCCTGACTGTGCGGCAAGAAATTCTGAATTACGCAAGCAGAACCGAAAATACCATGAAAGGATTGGGATATGCACTCATTGTGGGAAAAATCCAGCAGAACCTAACAAAAAGCTATGTTATGAGTGCTTGGGTCAATTTCAAGATAGTTATTCGGAAAAAGGGAAAACCGATGAACAGAAAGAGAAAGATCGGCTGAGGAAAAGGCAGTTAAAACAGACACGCATCGAAAACGGACTATGCCCCAGATGCGGAAAACATCAATCACAGAATGGTGGTTTATGCCAGAGATGCAGGGCGTATCTGAAAAATTACAGAGAAAAAAACCGATGCGATTTGTCACGTTCAGAGAGACCGGACTACGGCATTTGCTATATATGTGGCAAAAATCCAACAATGAAAGGGAAAAAGGTGTGCGATAAGTGTTATGAAACACGGCTGAGTACCTTACCGGCAATGTGGGAAAATGCGAATAATGACTACTTCCGGCAGCTTAATTATGCGAGATTTTGCATGATAAAAAATCAAAGAAAGGAGAAAACGAGTGGATCAGATTTCAATGTTTGATTTAATGTACCCAACATTTAAGACTGACAACCCAGTGCGATTGATAGAATTGTTTGCCGGGGTTGGTTCTCAGGCGATGGCACTTCGTAATCTTGGCGTACCGTTTGAACATTACCTTATGTCTGAATGGGAAATGCACGCCACGGCATCATACAAAGCTATTCACATGGCGGACGATGATACGGATTACAGTGCAGAAATGAGTTCTGAGGATGTTATACAGGCACTTACTCAGTTGGGAATATCCGTGGATGGAAAGAAACCTCTCACGGAAGAGCAGATAAGGAGTCATTCATATAGTGACGCATGGCGCAGAGAATGTTACAACAACATAAAAGCCACGCACAACCTTGTCAACATTTGCTCAATGAGGGGGGGTGATCTGGCAATAACGAATACTGACAGATACACCTACCTTATGACGTATTCGTTTCCATAAGACCTTGCCAGGACTTATCACTCGCCGGAAAGATGCGAGGAATGAAAAAAGGATCAGGAACACGTTCCGGGTTACTGTGGGAAGTTGAAAGACTTCTGAATGAGACAGAAAATCTTCCCCAGATACTTCTCATGGAGAATGTGCCACAGGTTATCAGCGCAGACAACATAGACGATTTTCATAGCTGGTGCAGCTTTCTTGAAAGCAAGGGATATAAGTGTTATACGCAGATCCTCAATGCAAAGGATTACGGAGTGGCACAGAACAGAGAGCGTTGTTTCATGGTATCTATTTTGGGAGATTATAATTACAAATTTCCGCAGCCGGTTCCACTGGATAAGACAATGAAAGATTATTTGGAGGACGAGGTAGACGAAAAGTATTACATCAACTCTGAAAAGGCACAGAAACTCATCAAGGACTTACGGGAGAGCGGTCAGTTAGACGGTATCTCAAAAACCGTTAGGGGGGGGGGCAGAGGCTCAGTAGACCGGCATCATTGGGATGCGGTGTTACAGAAGTAGACAGCTCAGATGAACCATGAGCCGGCCATTGATTGTGGCTCATACGGGAACAGGCGGAGAAAGAGGACGTATAATGTCCCCAGATGGCATATCAGTGGCATTGTCGGCAACGGATTATAAAGATCCACCGAAAGTTTTAGTGGAGGAAAAAGTAAATGGCAGACAGAATAATCGTAGTCGGCTCACTGAACCCGGAAAAAGAAGTCCAGGACAGGGTCCGAGTTTTATCGGGGGGGGTATTTGCCAAGCGATAAGGGCAACAGACTACAAAGATCCTCCGAAAGTGCTTGTGGAATCTACGACCCATACAATAAAGCATTGTACAAAATGATATGCCCTACCCTATTGGCGAGCGACTACAAACATTTGAAATATGTAATTGAGGAACTATGAAATGGCAAATAAGGTACGCTGCATACAACTGGGGAATATCGCCGTAGGAAAGAGCTGGGATAATCCTCAGAGCGGAAGAATTTATTCCGTAGACGGAATTGCCCCGACCTTAAACACTTGTGGGGGGGCAATTTGGAACCAAAGATATTAGAAATCAAGGAAAGGAAAGAAGATATTGCAGACCGGGATTAAGAGGTTAGGCAATATTCTCCCCACTTCCACGAGAGAGAACCCAAACCAAGGGCGAGTGTATGATACCGGCGGCATAGCTCCGGCGATTACGAGTGGGGGGGG